CTGCGTCCCATGGCTACCACCTGAGTCTCTGAAGACACGGAGTGACCAAGGGTCAATTGTGGTGTGGATGCATCAATGTTGATGGAATCATCGCCAAATGGGGGTCCATGACGTGCTGCCATAACGTTCGAAGGTTCGGGGTCATCGATTATGGGTCTTTGTTGACCTATCGCAGCGCAAATGGTTGAATAAGGAGGAGGTAACAAAGTGGAAGCCAACCTGCACGCCCTTTTGCAGGCCTGAAGAGTAATGGTTGCTTTACCCGCAGCCCTTCTCACATCTTGCTCGGTGATGCGACCATTCATCATCTTCTTTGAACTCGCTGCAATGGTTTGCACATGCGTGTTTGACCTTTTAGCGACCCACTCACGCCTTTTCGCCATGGCTGAATCCCACTGTTCTTGCGTGACATTATCGGGCTTGGGTTCATCCATCTGTGGCTCATACTGCACCGCTGCTGGCTTACGCTTCCTGATGAGCTCACCCTCCAATAGAACGTCACCAGCAGCGAGGCGATCCAATGCTTCAGTGTGTGTCGACGGGATTTCAACAACACATCCTGTGTTTTGCAAAACTTCCGATATAACGTTGTACATATCGTTAAAGCACTCCTTGCCATGCATGGCCGCTTCGCACACTGCGGGACATGCAATTTGAGACAAATAAGCTGCGTAAGCCATGTCTGCCGGTCGGGTGGTTAGCACGTTGAACAAGGAATCAGTGTTCAACGGGCAATACCATCGGCCTGATATGTGCTTGAAACCTCTTCCAATGTACGTCGCGTCCTTCAGATGTGTGCGAATGGCACCTTTCACGCCCTTGATGGTTGGGTGTGTGACAACTTGTCCGTAAGACTCAAGTTTGTGGGTCAACACCTCTGGGTTGATGTCACTCTTGTAAATCACATCATCACCGTATGTAACGATGTTGTTGATTACGCGATTCACAACTTGCTGAGTGTCATCACCCGTGCTTTCCACTTCCGCCATGCAAATGTTACAGATGTTGTAACACCCTCCAAAGAAGGTTGTCAAGAACCTTCCCGAAAGCAATGCGTTCAAGAACTGGAACACACTGCGACCAATTTGAACCGTTGAGACTCCCAGCTCGGTTAAACGGGTCGCAATGGTTTCATTGATGCCCATGGCCATTATCAGTTGCACGTCACAATCCTTCATCTTGCTGCGGACGCGGATGTCGTACTTCTCGTAGTCAAAACTTATGACTTCACTATCAGGCCCTCCGAACTTCTCAACAAGAGCCGGCCAGTCAAGTACAGGGTTCGTCCCAATGCCCCATGGACCACGGGGTCCCAAAAGCGATAAGGCATCCTTCAACCAACCAAGATGTTTCTCAAAGACCATCAAAACAAGCATGGCACCTGAAAAGATGACACGTGTGGACTTCCCAACGGGCCGCTTCTCATCCTTGAGATGAGCAACCGACGTGTAGAAGTCATACGGTAGTGTTGATAAGTTGTTATCACTTTCTACCCACGCACAAATCCTTTGCCACGCCTCGGTCATGACTTTGTCTTTGAAATGCCATTGATCTCCAACCCTGGTGAAAAAGTTGGATTTCTGCCCCATCCCCATGGGTGTCATGCCACTCGATGTGTTAAGATCAAGAGACTCGACAATCTGTGTGAGAGTTTTCACGAACGGTTTTGCTCCAGTGAGCGTGACAGCTGCGATACCAATGCGCCTCATGATATCACCACACAACACGGTGTCAATGGCATCTTCCGTGTGCGCACTTTCCGCCATCATGTCCAACGCAATCACAATCGGGTGTACCCATGCACCATCCTTCAAAACCCAAGATGGCTCAGCAATCACCTTCTTCTTGAAAGGTGTTGCAAACTCAGGAATTCCCTTATTGTACAACAATCTCGTTTTTCCTGCAGGCCAATGCGCGCGCTTCAAATTGGTAGCAACAATGAACTGACTTGTTGCGAGTGCAGGATCTGAAACAACAAGCTCGATATCAGAGGATATGGGCTTCAATGTTCCGGGATCTACACACAAATCGATGTCACACAACCTCACGGCACAACCGCGACCCACGGCCTCACACCCTGCAACGTGCATGCCAATTATCTTGCTATGTCGGACCACCACGGAACCACAAACACCAATCCTGGCGTTCCGCGTCATGTAAGATATAATGGGTATATCATCGTACACCGTGGTGGATGTGGAATATGTTGTCCTTGAATCAATGAACTTTATGGCTTCTTGAAATGAATGCGAAACCAACGTTGCATCTTCACCAATAGACCGAGAGTAATCTTGTCCAGCGAACTTGTCAGATAAATCCGGAAGTGAGATCTTCAAGTTCCTCACATCAAATAAAATGAAATCAACTGCTTCATCAGGTGTGTAATTGGGGCAACAACCAAGGAAATCCTCAACTGACACAACTTTGATTATGCTGTCATCTCTCACAAGTGTCAAGGTTGCGTCCATGTGATTGTTCATCCCATTCAAAGCGTGTCGAACCGTCGCCAACCTGTTACCCAACGGTATCATTATGACATCAGCGGTGTACGTGTCACTCGAGATCACGCATTTAATCAGAGACTTCCTGATGCGTCCCACAACATCAACATGATCTGAATCGGGTCCTTCAGGAGCCACACGCGTCCTGCTTCGCACCACACGCGCGTAAACGCGCTTGTTGGATGCTTGTGGACCGGATAGCGCTTCATCATCAGCGGTGTCACTACTCGAAACACTACGCGTTATCCTGTAGGCACCATACGCAGCAGCACCAACCGCTGCAATGGCTAGAGCAGTCTTGCATGCAGTGGAAAGCATCTGTTTCCAATTTCTCGTGGGTTTATCCCGCCAGTCAGCGACCCATTGCAACGCATCAACATATGCATCAAAATTATAGGGCTCGTTCAAGCGACCGAATTGCTCCTTCCTGGTTATGTGCAGTGCACATCGTCTAACCACAGGGGGTAAAATATCATCAGCTTCAAGATCTCGTAACATGTGAAGTATGTCTGGTGTGGCATCAACTTCAAGCTTCGAGATCGCGTAACCAATTATCTCAGTGTAATCGTCCACTACGTACAACCCAGTGGAAAATGCCTTGAACAAAATCTCGTGTATGTGTGCGCATTCTTCTTCCATGTAAATGTCAGTGACTGTTGGCAATCCCAACTTCCTCAACTTACCAGTGTATGTTGTGGTGTAGTAGTGCAGAACCAACAAAGGTTCTTTGTAATGAGTCACGTGTTGCAAATAGCGGTCAAAGAACGCTGTGTTATCAGCAACTAATGTTTTCCACCTGCTGTATATCGTGACGTCAACTCGAACCGCATGATTGTGTAACTCATCCATCAACAGTCTGTGGGTTCTCAACTTGACCGCGTTCTTGAATTTCGAGCTCCCCCACATTTCAGGACCGGGGTTCTGCCAGATGGCAGGGGGGGTACTGGACCCATCGCCATCGTGCACTGTGGGAGGAGATCCATTGTCCGTCTGATCCGTGTTCTGTTGTGACGAGCTCGCGCCATCATCACCACCCTCATTCATTTGTGGGAAATCAAGCGCGGCAGTCATCACCTCATTGTACGACCCCTTCAATTTACCCAGGTAATCATCGACATTTTGCGTTCGCACTGGGTCATCAAAAGTGCGCGACGCAATAGACACAATAGACAAAAACTCCTTGTAGTTCAACACGTTCGTTGTGTGTGTGCAAAAATCAGGGAGCCAGGGGTTCTGATCCCTATCCACATGAACTGTGAACTTCAAATTGTTGAACCCCTTCGGCTTCGCCTTGTCAATGAGTTCAACATGCGCTTTGATGTGCAACCTTCGACTTATCGCTTCTGCTTGTGACCGCGGTATACTGTTTGTTCCATGAAAATTTTCAGTGTTTGAACAGAAAATCATTGCCCTAAAACGTGTTCTGAACAACGTTTTGAGCTCAACCGCAGCTGCAGGCAAAAGTGTGGATGCCGACATGCATTGTGTGAGGCGTTGAAACATCTCCTTATCCTCGTGCAAATCAATGTTAG